ATTATATTTCATGTTCCCATTTGAAGAAATTACCTTTAATCCCTTTTTTACACCGTTTACCTGAAAGATGCATTGATATTAAAGATACAGACACTTCAAGTAGCTTACACCAATCTTTGCTTGTATTTATTTGTCCTTTATATTTGCCAGTTATACAAACAATATATCCTTTGAAATTAGGACAAAGTTCTCCAGTTTTTCCGAACATATGATTTTTTTCACCACGATATGCTCGTTCTCTGGAAGTTTCACTCATTTTTCTTTTGCTTTCTTCCGAGAATACTTGCAGTTTTCTTTTTTCTTTTATTTTTTCTATTGTTTCATTAGAATGTTTTTTTCCATAGAAATGATTTTTATTACCAACGAAAAGATGACCCATTTTATACATTGGATTTTTTTCACCACTCATTCTTTCTCCCATTTTCTTTTTCCATTGATCCGATTGTTTTTTTCCAAACATATGATTTTTCTCACCTGATACCCCAATACCACCACTACTGTAATTATGCATATTATAGAAGTTAGGATTTCTACCCACATCATAATAATTCAACCAATACTCTTCTCTTTCTATCAATTCATTTTTAGAATGACATACTTCAATTATTTCTTTTTTGAACTTTTCCTTTCCATATTTTTGTATAGCACGCTTCAAAAGAGTTCCTGAACCTAAATAGTTTGGATTGTTTCTTGCGTCTTTTCCAATATACCTTTTACCGTTGATAAGATTGGTTGTAATATAGATAACCATAGGAGTTCTCCTGTTTGTTTATAGTTTGTTTGTTCTCTACTATAAATATCAAACAGAAAATTAAAAATGCCGAATTTGACAGGAGTTTTTGTAGAAGCTGAGAACAAACTACTATAAACCATACAAACTCGGCAATTTACATTTAACTAAAATTATACATCATCCAATATGGGATCATCGGATAAAACAACATCATCTACCCGTGCTTCATCAAGTTTCTTATACTGCATTATTACTTTTTCTGCAATTTCGTCATAGACCATATCATATAATTCAGGATCACTCATAATTTTTTCAACAAATTCCTTTGACTGAAACTTAATGATTTCTCCCGTTTTCTTATTTGTCCACGAATACCAAGCACCTGACTGGGATACCAGATTATATTCTTTCATAACTGTAATCCATCCACTATAATCGTCAATGCCACTATCAAAGTAAATTTCATATGTGCATTCTCTGAGCGGAGGTCCACAACGATTTTTTGTCAGTTTTGCCTTAACCCGAGATCCCACTATTTCATCGTGACCATTTCTTTTTGCCTTAATAGCGCCTATTGAAGACAAACGAATACGGACAGAGGCATGAAAGGGAATTCCTTTCCCACCAGGAGTTGTCCAAGGATCAGAAAATGCTGGAGCATTTAATTTCTGACGAAGTTGGTTTGTGATAATCAAACAAATACGCTCTCTACCGATAAGATTTGTAATCTTTCTCATTGCCTTTGAAATGATAAGTGCCTTTGCCGTAGCATAGCCATCCTTATCAAAGTCCGCAGCCATTTCTGTTTTAGTGGATGCACCAGCGATTGAATCAACTACTATCGTTACCAATCTATCTTTATCGGATGAACGAACTTTGTCAATGATAACATCAACTGTTTCAAAAATATCTTCTACGGTTTCCAATGGAATGTATAACATATCTTTTAAGTTCAATCCAATTGCAGTTAGATATTCGGTTGCAATTGCATTCTCGGTATCAATATAAACTGCAAGACCACCTTTCTTTTGTGTGTTAAGAAGTGCATGGGCTGCCAATAGGGATTTACCAGATTGTTCGAGACCTGTTATTTCAGATACACGACCAACAGGAAAACCACCATACTTACGATTGGAAATGGCCAAGTCTAACATGGTTGAGCCAGTTCCTACCCATTCTTTTACTATCGTAGGTGCATCGCTATCACCTTCAAGAAAGTAAGCGGTCTTAATGTTTTGAGCTTTGAATTGTTTGTTTATAGTTTCGGCAATGAGTCCACCGAGTTCATCGGAAAGATCACTCTTTGATTTTGCCATAACTCACCCTTATTAAAATAAATCATCAAATGTAACACCTGCATCTTCAGCAGATGTAGATGTCTTCTCACTCTTTTCTTGTTTGTAATTGAGGTCTTTTGTTTCTTCTTCTTGTGACGAAGCACCCATCCAAGTTTGTAATTGAATCTTCAAATCATCATAGGATGGTTCTGGATACAATTCTGTAATTTGTGGTTGAGACTTAATCTTTTCAAGAACATCTGCACTTTCTGTAATAGGTGTTTCTTTTGGTTTAACACGAATACTTGTTTCTGCATAAGTCTTACCGGCTTCTTCTGGTGACTTAACGGTAACAACAATATCACGACCAGATTTTGGATCAGACAAATCACCGTAATCAGGATCAACAAAGAAAGCAAGTAGTTCTTCATAGATTTGTTTACCAAATCCCCAAAACTTTACACCTTCATTTTCTTGACCACGAACAATAACAGGAACATAGATACGCATTTTGGGTTCCAATTTTCTACCCATTACCCAATCTTCCTTATCGCCAGTTTGTTTAAGTTTTTCTGCAAACTCAACCACTGGATCAGGACGACCAAATGATGCAGGAGAAAGAATAGACCTCTTACCCAAATTGTAATGGAAATACAATTCGATGAATGGATTTTCTCTGTTGTGGATGTAGGGAACAATTCTGATTTGGGTTTCACCCGGATCGGGTTTCCAAATGTTAGATGTGCGATTGTTTGTGTTTTTCAAAGAGTTCAAACGGCTCTTGATTGCATCTAGGTTTATAGCCATGATGTTTCTCCAAATGTGTAATAAATAATGTTTAATCGTTACTAAAAGAATGTTATGTCTAATAGAACAATACTAATATATGAATTTAATGTTTAATAAGCAAGCAATTTTTTTATTTCTATAAATAAATATGGGGAATCCGAAGATTCCCCATATTATCATCTATTGTATTTGATAAGTTTTTTCAATCTATTAACAACGGATTCTGGTATTTTTTCCACATTAAATGTTTGATCGACCCACGCTGGAGCATCGTCTGTTTGTGGCATCTTTTCTCTGTTTGGCTTTGGAGCAAGTGGTTTATTATTTGTTTTCAATTTTTTAACATTTTGCCAAATATAGTTGGCAATCTCTTCTTTTGTATTACCTTTACCATATTTTTTGAATACTTCAACCACTGGATCCTGTATTTTTTCTATGACATATTTTTTCAGAGTTCCTTCATCTATGTTAAACAAGTTTATACCACCACCACTAGCAGTTGGAACTTTACCAAGTTGGGCAGCAATACCAAGTTGGGTGGCTTTTAATGCCTCGGTTGGATCTGTAATTTGACCTAAATCTATTGCTTGTATTTGAGCATCAGGATTCAAACAAAATACCTGCGACCATCTATGGTGTCCATCTATGATAAACTTCCCACCACCACCTGTAACTATACTTCTACCCCCAGGAGCAACAGTACCACCCTTTAAGTTCGCCTCAGCACTTGCTGGATCCTTCATAGGGTAACTCAAAGAATTATCTAATACAACTTCATTCTGGGTTGGTCTTAAATCTGAACATTTCGGTGACATACCAGAAGTAGATACAGGTAATTTATCGGATAAAGATTCAATTGCAGCAACAACTTTTGGATCTTTGATGTGTTTTCCTAATGCAGCTACAAACTGCTTGTAATCTTTTTTAAGAATAGTTTTTATTATATTCTTACCCTTATCTTCCATGATTTCCGATTTGACTTCATGCACAAGTCTTTTCAACGATGTTTTCATAATAAATTTCTCACTATAAATTATTAACAAATTCTTCTTGTATTTTCAATTCTTCATCAGTTGCTTTTCCAGATTTACCCCAATCCGGAAGGACATTCATTGCTGTATCAATATCCGATAATGGTTTTCCTGATGTGGGTGACTCTTTATTCTTTAATATATTTATATGATTCATTCCAGGAAAAACGTACAATGGCATCCCACTTGCCTTTGACAGCATAACAGAATGTTTCAATGGAACTATATTATCACTACCACCGTGCATAATTGCACCATTACCGCTCACTTCCGAACCACTTAACCCTATACTCGGCCATTGTCTATTCCATGCAGGTGCAACTAAATATACAGTTGATGGTCTTGTTGCTCCAGATGCTAATGCTTGTAAAAGAACGGCCGCTCCTCTTGAATATGCAATCAAAGTTTTCAATTTTTCAGAGTTTAGATATGATATTGCCTTTTCCATATCTTCCGGAGATACCTTGGTTGAATCAGAAAATGCTGGGCATCCAGTTTCTTGATCGGGATTTGTCCACTCTATATTACAGGTATCTACTCTCATGTCCTGTGGTTTCATACCGAATCCATGAAAAGCACCCTTTTGAATACCCATTTCTTTTAATATGTCAATTAACTTTATCATTAACTAAAATTATTTCATTCGTATAATAATTTTGAATCCATGTTTTGTCTTTAACGCCTCTTCTGCCGCCTTTACATCATTATTGTTTTCTTTTAATGCATCTACTGCCATTTTTGATGTTCCTGGAATACTTTGCATAGCTGGCTTAAAATCACCAAATTCTTCAAAATTTTTGAAATCACCAGTCATAAACATAAAAGTTTTAACGGAAGCACCAAGACCATTTAATGATTTTAGATTTTCACAGTTAGATACTTCCACTTTAACGCCAGTCAAACCAATGTTAGAAAACCCGTCAAAGCTAACCAAATCACAGTTATCTATGATAATTTCACTACATTTTTTTGGCCATCTTTCTAATTTGAAAGGAGTTGGCTGTCCCTTGATACCGCGTATCTGCAATCTACCGCCTCCAGTAATTTCTTTAACTGCAAGAGCCAAACCTTTTTTATCAGCATCCAACCATTCTTTTGATCCATCAACGAAAAATAGATTTCCTACATTTACAGTACCATCTGTGTTTTTTAACACATTATCTCTTTTAAGACTAAATTGTGTCAATAATTCGGTGAAATCTTCTGAATCTTTGAACGTACTTTTTATTTTATCGAAGAATCCTTCATTTACTCTTTTCAAAAACTTCTCATGTATTTTTCTACCCTCTGTTACCAAATCTTTTTGTTTTTTCATTACATAAACTCCAACTTTAATGTGTTTTAATAAGATGTGTTCGTATTATTTCTTTTATTTTTTTACGAAGCTTATTCTTCAATCTTTCATTGACTTTTATTTCAGTTTTTCTTTTAGGCGAATCTGCTTCCATTTCTTCCGGAGCTTCTTCTGGAGATTCTTCTGGAATAGCCAATGATTCAACTTGATTATCTATTTGTTTGGAAATAGACTCTGTTACAGTATTTATTTCACTTAATATAGTTTCCAAAACCTTAACATCATCTTCTGTCAATTTGCGTTTTATGAAAACACTAATTCTTTTTATTACCATCTCAATATCATTTTCATGTTGGTCTCTATCCGTTTCGGAATACGATGATGCTTTAACTTTTTGTAGAGTGTTAAATAATGCCTTCAATGATGGGTTATTTGAGAATCTTGACGATATTCCTTTTAATGGATCTTTAACATTATCGTATGATTTGGAGTTAATAAGTGGTCTAAACATCATTTTTATTGCAGATGGCGTTTGATCTGGAAATATCATTTTCAAATATCCCCGCAAACCATCTACCGCCGATCCAGCATCAATAAACACAATATAAGTTAATGGACTTATTGCACTTTCTGTTATAGACTCATTTATTTTTTTTATTTTTTTTCTCATATCAAACTCATGGTAATAATGTTATTTTTCGAGAACTTTGAACAACATATACACTAATACTGGTATTTTTATTGAAAAAATGAAGTTTGGCACCCATAGGTTTTTTGTACATATAGCCGATTTCTTTCAATGCATTTGTTATTTCATGTTCTTTATACATTCCAGCATCAATTGCATTGTCTGGCAACATTTCTATCTTGTCCAATTTTTTTTTCAATTCTTCAAATATAGAATCAAATCCGGTTCCCTCATTGGTTATAGTTTCATTTTCTACCAATTTACGAACCAAATTCTTTGTTATTTCATCTATTATCAGATTTTTTATAGTATTTTTCATTAAATTTTATCCAATAGTTCATCTAATAAATATCAGAAAGTATGAACTTTAACAAGAAAAATCTTAACAACACGGAATCCTTCTTTGTTTTTCAGAAGGGCACAGTTTCTATATCTCTCCCATTCGATAGGATATGTTTTATCAAGAACACCGTTATTCAAATTCATTATTAGTTCATTGAGTGCATTGATAGTGTATATCGTGTTTGTTTCTCTTTTTTGATGAACCATTATTGAATTTGGTAAAAATTTCTTGTATGAATCCATTACTATATTGTATGATAGTATTGAATCATCTTTAATCTCGAATGATTTGAAAATAAAAATTTTGTTGTTGAGAATCGAAAAATTCGATTTTATTTCATCTATAACTTTATCT